GGGCGGTGGGATGTAGTAGACCAGCGCGTCCGGGTCGACGATCCACTGACCGAGCCATTCGCGCTTGTACGTGATGGAGTCGGGCGTGAGGTTGTACCGCTGGCGTGCCTCGCCGAGCGGGTCGCGTCCAGCAAAGAACGGGTTCTGCGCGCACGTCCAGTGATGCTGGTTGCTCCACCCTTCGAGAGCGTGACAGGCATCGAAGAACGGGCCGGAAGCTGCTGGGCCAGGTGTCCCGATGAGCACCAGCTGGCCGTTGTAATCGAGCAGGGTCGGCGCAAGGACGTCGGACAGGAAGTACGAGAACCAGTCAGGTCCAAGGCCGGCCTCGTCGACGATGGCCAGATCGCACTTGCGTCCACGGGCGCGCTCGACGTCCTTCTGGTTGTAGAAGCCGAAGATTTCGAAGCGGCTCTGTCCGCTCGCAAAGGCAAGCTCGGTGACTCTCGGTTCCAGGCCCAGCTTGAACTTGCTGTTGAACTTGAGGAGGTCTTCCCAGACGATCCCGAAGCCCTGCTCGTTTGTGGGAGCGAAGTAGAAGACGTTCGCACCGGGGCGCTTCGCGAAAGCTCGCAGCGTCTTGCCCAGCACGCTGGTCGTCTTCCCGGCCCGCCGGCCAGGGTGAGCGGCAATCTGCGGCGAGTCGTCCTCGCATAGGGCCAACTGCTCGGGCCCGAGGATGCGGCGGAAACGCTCGTACGCACTGCGCGGCGACTGGAGGCCGGCGAGCTGGGACGCGAGGCGCTTGTATTCGTCGCTCGGCACACTATCCGGCGGCCTCCTCCGGGGTCGGACGCACTTCCTGCCGACGCTCGCCGTTGCAGGCGCCGCAAAGTACCGGGAACTCCTCGACGCCGAACTCTGTCCCCTCGACCTTCGCAATCCGCATGACGACGCCGCTTCCATGGCAGCGCACGCACGGCACGCGGCTGCCTACTGTCACGCGCGGCTGGTAGGAACGCTCTTCGTCGTTCACGCTTCCACCTTCCTGAGTGAGCCTTCCTCGAAGGTCTCTCGGCACGGGCCGATCTGGCCCTTGAACCACACGACGTTGACAGGACGCTCGTAGCGCCTCGGCGGCGCCTGCATTTGCACCAACTGTCCCATCATCTGCGTGACTGGCTGAGCGAACCCCTCGACGGTCATCCGCACCGATGGGTTCGACGCCAGGCAAACCACGTCGCCCTCTTTGAACGCGCGCTCGCTCACTCGTCCACCTCCACGCTGCCGGCGCCCGACAGCAAATCGTCATCCACGGCCGGCCGCCCGAGCGACAACCGCTCGACCTGCGCCCGGTCGCGCTTCCACTTCGAAAGGTCGGCCTCCTCGATGCGGACCGTCGGGATGCCGTGGCACTTCACCCAGCGCCCCCAGCAAGCCGTCTCGGCCAGCACCTTGAGCGGCAGGTCGACGCCAGCCGCCTCGAGCAGCCGTAGGCCAATACCGGCGCCGCGGAACTGCTTCTTGACGTACAGCATGCCCAGCACGTCGAACTGGTCCCACAGCGCGAACCCGAGGATCACGCGCGTCCCCTCATGGGAGGCCGTGGCGAGCAGCGTGCGGCCGTCGCTGATCATCTCGGCTACGCGCGGCCCGAAGATGTGCACCCACTCGGTCCAGCGCACGGGGCGCGTGTAGTCGCGGTGCGGCCAGCGGGTCTTGGCGGTGGCCTCAAATACGAATGCCGTCTCACTGCGTAGCTCGGGCGGCTGCACGTCGACGGTGAGCCCCGAGGCCAACAGGCGCCGGGCCCCCTCGGTGCGCATGTGCTCAACCTGGCCGGCCAGGATGGCGTCGCGCTCGGCCGTGGCGCCTGGGCGGCGGACCTTGGCGAAGGAGGCGAGCGCGGGGACGAGGTCGGTCACGCTCACGGATAGATCTGCCTTCCGTCAAGGACGATCGAGACCAGCTCGATTGTGTGCCCGCACGGCAGCTCGTCCTCGATGCCGCAACTTGGGTGCTGGTCCATCAGGAACAGGGACTTGTTGTCGTCGCATCCCCAGTTCCCGTCGGTCCACATGAAGATTCGACCTTCTGGATCGGGAGGTTCGTCATAGGTCCAGTCATGGACAGTCTCGAACTCGCGCCCGTCGGGAAGCCGGTGGCGGACGACCTCGTGCGATGTCATCGCCTCGGCCTCAAAATGGTCAGCAGCAGCGCAACGACGCTCGCGCAGAACCCGAGCGCCCACACGCCGGTGCCGGTCAAGTTCCGCGCCTCCGGACACGCGTTCGCTGGGTAACGCCGGTGCCAGTGTACTCGGTCGTAGTCACAAGCTCTGCGTCTTCGACACGAGTCCCAGTGACATCAAGGAACACACGGATCATCGCCTCGACGGACTGGCCGTGCTTGGTAGCAAGCTCGCGGCTTTTGGCCATCAACTGCTCGACCGACGGCGCCAAGTCAGTCACGCCGGGCTCCCGAACTCGCGCCGACAGTAGCCGCACTTGATGACGACGCCGCCGCCGAACACGGCAAGCTCGTCGCGAATCTCTCGGTGGTGGCGCCAGTGGGCGAGGACGCGACTGATGGCGCGGATCACTTGGTCACCTGGTTCAGTCCTGAGATTTCGCGCAGCTCGTCTTGCGTCAGCCCTTCGAGTCCAACCCATTGCTGGGCCGTCAGCTCGTGTTCGTGCGGCGCATACAGTCGCCCGAGAAATTCCACTTTCTCCACGGTCAATCCCGCGAGTTCAGGGCCGCATGGGGGCTCGCCGTACCATCGGATGCGCGGGTTACACGTTGGGCAGCTCCAGTCCCCGCAGTTGCCGTGAGCAGCCGCAGGCAAGAACATGTTGCCGTCGCGATCCAGCGTTTCCGAGCCCGGCACCGTCGTCGCCAGGAAGCCCGAGCGTAACTTGACGATTCGTGGCTTCACGGTGTCGCCTCCTTGTCGCCAGCGGCCGCCTCGCGCGCGGCCCGCGCCTTCTTCCGCGCCCGGTACCGCGCCCACACGGAGCGCGTCTTGTCCCGTGGGCACGTCGGCAGGCAGCCGCGCTTCGGGTTCTGGCCGCAGTCAGCGCAGTTCGCCACGGTCAGCGGTCCTCACCGAACACCGTCCGCTTCGGCTTCATGCGCTTCTCGGCGTACGCGATGGCCAAGATTTGGCCGCGCGACCGCGGCTTCGCCTTGCCCTTGTTGGCGGCGGTCAACTCGCGCACGTTGGCCTCAAAGGCGCCGCGCGACTTGCCGGGCTTGAGCGGCACCCTAGACCACCTTCCCGAGGTTCGCCCGCGGGCCGGCCTGTAACTCACGGAACGCACGGACCGCCGTGTCAGCGGCGTGCAAGGCTCGCTCGGCCCGAAGGGTGAGCGCCCAGCACGCCCCAAACGCCGCGTTCCAAATGGCCTGCTCTTGCTGGGTCAGTTCGACCCCAACCGCGGTCGTGACACTCGGCGTGGCGTAGGCGGTCACGAACCCGTCGTCGTCTGCCATTCAGTCACGCTACGCGCAGATTTGGCACATGTCAAGGTGACTCGATTGACTTTCTGGCGCTATACGTGGGTCACGACGACCCGCGGTGACAGATTGGCGCTATACGTTCTGGCGAGACAGCGCGTAGCGGAGTAGGATCGGCGCCATGGGCAAGCCTCCGTCGTTCCGGCCGCTACCGAACCTCGGAGAGTGCACCGAAGCCGACGCCTTCGATGCGTGGTCCGCTGCCCATCGCGATCACCCAGGGTTCGATGCGGAAGCCGAAGAGTGCCGGTCCTGCCGGGATGCGAGAGCGGAGCTCAACGAAGGCGCAGGGGTGGCTTTTGTCTGAGGTCTGATCCTCGACAACCTGCTACCTGCGTCTGATTACGGTTGCTCCGGCATGGACGAGCCCCTGTCAATCCCTACTGCGCCAGGGGGGCCAGAAGCCACCACCAGCCGCTTTGCGCAGCGCACACGGTACTGAGCCGTTGGTCGAGAGGTTCGTCGCCGGAACAATCCTGCCAAGGTGTCACGGCCGCGCCAACCTGGCAAGTCGAACCGAGAAACCCTACGTCGAAGTGACGCCGTCACGCCGTGACGTTGCGTTGGTCACGTATTCCGAGCGGCGCCGCGAGTCATTCCGACCCACCGCCCGCCTCAGCCACCGCCTTCCGCATCCGCTCGATCACCAGCCGCTCAATCTCGTCGTCGCTCTTCCTCGCCGCGGCTCGTGCCTGCTCGAGCTTCAGCACCACATCGGCCATCCGGTCCAGCTTCTCGACCTGCTCGACGTCGAGCTTAAAGCCGATGTCCACCCCCATCGCCCTGGCCTTCCCATCACCGAGGCTCGTGGTCTTGTTGAGCTTTTCGAGGGTCCTGCCCGTGTCGACGTCGATGATTTTGAGCATCCGCTCGGTGCATCGTTTCGACAGTTCCGAGATGTCGGCGCCGCTCGTCGTCGTACGCGTTTCGGCGGCGCCGACGGTGGAGTCACCCGTGCCGTCCGAGGTCATCGGTCACCACCAGCGTGGGGCGACGGTAGGTCGCGTGTCAACTTGGCACGCGTCATCACGCGACCCGCAGCGTCCAGTCGGGGTGCAGGCGGCACCAGTAGGCGAGCTTCTCCAAAAGCCTGATCGCTCCCGCAAAGCTTCCCCAGCCGTTCTCTGGCTCCATTGCCAGGTATTTGTCTGTCCCGGCGCGCATCGCCTTCAGCGCCGCGGAAAGCAGAGGTTCGGCCTTCGCTCCGAGCATTCCGCTTAGGCCGCGGATCCCGCCGTCGACCGACAGTCCGAATGCCTCGCGGAACATCGGCGCCACGTTGTGCGTGTAGTTCGCTTCGAGGCGCCCCTCGTCACTATCAGCGTCGTAGTCGCTCTTGCGGTGGCCGCATGTCGGGCACGGCGGCGCCTCCATCGAAAAGTCCCAGCTCACGGTTGTTGTCCTTTCGTTCCTCGCGTCATGTGCGGCCGATCGGTGGCTCGTCGCTGGCGGGCGGTTGCTTCGGCCTCATGCACCGGTAGGTCGCCAGTGCTTGCAGAAGGCATCGAAGCATGTCGCGCACAGGGCGATCTGGCACTTCTCCATGTCAGACGTGCCGCATGGCGCCGGTGTGCCATCAGCGAACTCACCGACATCGACCCCGCCGACTCGCCAAAAATAGTAATGTTGTGAGGATCGCCTCCGAAG